GAATCTTACAACACCAAAGATTTTATCACTATTCTTAAGTCTATCACAACACTCAATTCCTTGCTCTGTAAGAATTTCTTTCTCTATATCCCAAAACGGTTCAGCTTCAACAACCTTATTTGCGTCCAAATACCACTTTGTCCCACAGTAAATCGCCGGTGGAATAAATTCTACAATCTTACAGTATTTGGAGAAATCACTATCTATAGCCTCATCTTGTGTAGCTGAATACGCAACGATCTGCACATTACCACTACTCGCTAATGTAGGCAAAACTTTTGATAATAATTGCTTGTTACCTGTTCCATAGTCGGATTCGTTAAAATGAATTATAAACTTGTCATATCTTCCTGTATTTCCTGTAATTTCGGGTATCAACTTTGTTACAGCATCTTTGGCAAGATACACACTAAAATCATAAGCCTTTAATTCGTCAAGTTGTTCCTTATCATCTTTCCGATTTAATGCACTAAGATAGATATGTTTTGTATTTCTTCCGGTACCGTGATTAACATAGCGACTAAACACTTCCATAATTTCTCTTTTTCCAGATTTAACCGGGGCGACAATTAAAATATGAGATTTTATGTCAGATAGACTATCCACAAAATTAAAAATTTCGGGACGATTTTTCATAAACCATTTGAGATCGTGAGTTATACCTTTAAACATAATTTTCCTAAATTAGATGCAATATTATAACAGAAAAAATTTAGAAAATCAATCAAGGTTAGTTAATTTCTTCTTCATTGTTTGCCGTCTCTTTTCAACACAAGCCCTTTTCTCTTCTTCACTTCTTTGTTGATGCATCAATTTTACAGATTCCGAAATTTTTCTACTTCTTTCCGATTTTTCCTCTAAAGATAATTCTTGATATTTCTTTTTCTGTGCATTAGAATAATTTTTGCTGGCCACCTGTTGTTCATCGGATGTTCTATTCTTATGACCAATTGAGATTAATTTTCCAATTTCTTCCCATTTTCCTTCTTTCGCCTTTAATACTCTGTCTACAGATGATCTTTTCTCCTCTATAGTCATTGCTGCATGTCCGATTGATATCTTTCTACTATGCGCTGCCACGTTCTCTTCAGTCCAATAATTCATTTTTTTCAAAAGAATAGATTGCTTTTCTGCCTCTGTAATTCCTGCTTGGGTAAATTTCTTACTTCCCGATTCTTTCTCTACATAATACATATTTAAACATAGCGGATTATCTATGTTATTTTTAATAAATTCTTGTTCCTTCCAATAACATATTTCCGAATCTAAATCTCTAAATACAACCTCTGCAGAAAACGATTCTTTTCCATATAAAGTTACTAATTCTTTAATTCTCTTAGACGAGGTAAAATACCGATTCCATAAATCATTTTCAGGTGATAATTTCAATGATATATTTCTATATCTGAATCCGTAATAAAATTGGTTGGTAATTATATTTGATACCAAATATACATATGGTAAATACATAGCTGATGCTCCTATAAAGCAATAGAGTAGTTGGATGCTCTAACATCGCGAACTACACTTATTTATCGTCAGGTTCGAACAATCAACTTTAACAATTCACCCGGATCAAGTACATCCTGGGATTTAAAGTACCTAAACTTCAGCCACATGAAATTGGCAGAAAATGTCCAGGCCTGGGTGCCTGTATATCCAATGAATTCAATGTCCTGTGAAAGCGTGGATGGGAAAATCTTGAACCAAAGGGTGTCATTGAGGTATGGATCTGGTGTCTCTTCCAATGTTCCCCAAATCTCAAGTATACCTGTAAAATTTTCAGTGTATGTAGAAAATGACTGAACTGATTCCTTATGGTTTAGAACTCTGCCTCCTGCAATTCTTCCTGTATAGAAACATGGTCGCGGAGGTGCCATGGTTGAGATAATAAGGTCTGGTGTCCAGTCTTCTGGAAGATATGTAACGCTAGGTACAGGAGACTTTAGAGCTTGCTCTGTAATCATGATTTCCATAGACACATTATCATCGTAATCACTATACAATGGTTTCTCAATATAATAGCCAGGAATGTTAACAACAAATTCTTCTGTCCTAATTAACACAAATTCATATAGACCAGCATGAATATCTGTAATATCGCCACTGTTCAATTCTAATGTAATAATTCCCTTAGCAGGGCCGAGTGTACATAACTTTTCAAGAACCACAGTACGATTTTCTGGATCAATAATTCGTGCATATACCTGTTGACCACAGGCAATGTCAACGGGAACTCGATCGGGGCCTAATACCCTAAATATTAGTTTATTGTCCAGGCCCTTATGGGCCTTAAGTGGGTTCTTGTTCATAGGTCCCGAATCCTTACATGAGCAGAAGGTGTCGTTGACTGCCAATAGCTGCCTAACGTTATCATACAAATACATCTTATGAAATGTGACATCCACATTAGACCTCCCTTTTCTTACATTTATTAAAATGCCATCTACCCATAGCACCTACACCACCAGATTTGTTACAATGCGGACATTCAACAATATGTCTCTTTCTCCCAGATAGTGCAATCCCTGTCCCAGGCCTCTTTACTCTTAGTTTTTGACAAAAATCGGGTGTTCTTTCTCTTGTTTTTTGGTAGTTTGATATTTTCTTTCTAGATTCCGGTGAACGGGCATGTCCGGGTTTTCCGATCTTCGCAATCCTCATCTTTTCCTTTGTTTCGGCCGTATGACTGAACGTGCGGCCAGCATTGCCTTCGCCGCCGTTTGTTAAATTTAAAAGAGTTCCCCTCTTAAGATCCTTTCTTCCCATTATACCAATTAAGCATTCTTCTAATAAAAATGCATGTGATTCATCCAGTGCATTTATAATTTCAATTGTGGGAACAACCCCATTATCCTTCATATACCTCAATCTCTGAATAAATGGGTGTCTCTTCTTACTATACTTAATATGGACCCATGCTCTATTCCCAAATCCCTTTCCCACATAGATGGGTTCAGAATTTCTTGATGGATCTCTATAGATATATGTATAAAATTGCGTGTCCATATCACTATTTATCAATAATACCACCACTAATAATAAATAGTATTATATGATTGATTTAACTCAAATACAGGAAAAATTCCCCTTTCTCAGTGGATTACGATGCCAAACGCATGAATACATTGGCATTATTCAGAATTCTGACGACAAAATTATAAGCTTTTACGATTACGAATCTATTAGGACACCCGAAGAAAAACTCATATTTCTTGAGCACGGTGAAACATGGTGGTGGGAAAGCAATAGATTATTGCCTATCAACATCTTCCTTCAGGGACAAATGCAACAATTCAGATATTGCATGAAGACTGTTGTCAATAAGGACGTAGAAATAATGTTTGGCTCGGTTACAAGCCTTAATAACATTATGAAGAAGCGTATTAAGAAGCGCCAGATCCAACTGGTTAGAAGAGCGGATTAGTCCTTAGACAATTTCTCTATCAATAAATTTAGATTAACACAAATAGCAATTGAATATGCTATGGCATGTTGGCGCTTGAAGAAATATTTTTCATTCTCGCCTTCATTTTTTACCCAAACCTCTTTCCTTATTGTATCCCAGTCACTACCACGCAAGTGTGCCTTACCTGGACGAATAATAGCAAGAATCATTGCTATATCCTCAACGGATTTGGGTTTATATTTCTGTAGTAAATCCCCGTGGCCCTTTATATGAAACAGTTGGTCAGTTATTTCAGGATACTCAAAGAAGTCCCATGGCGGCTCTCTATTGATAAGTTCTAATAGATGTTCCTCGCTGCGAACATCTTCATATAAATTGACATTCAGCACGTCAATCTTAAAATATCCGTAATCACTTGCAATTCTATGATCAAGTGTAGATATGTTTGTCGTTGGATCACGAGGTATATTCTGAAAGTATACACCAGTTGGATGTTTCTCAACCTTATTGTTTGGTCGGTCGATTCGACCAAAGATACACTCGATTCCCTCTAGAATCTTATCCCTACCAAAACAATCGATATCGACGTCAGTTGTGACTTTCTTCATTTTTTTAACATCTTCTCAATTGTAGTCTCTGTCCTATCTATACCAAACCTTAAATAGAATGCAGTAGCATCTTCTTCGTTCTCAAATACAAGAATATTTGCATGCCATTCGTATGTAATTCTATCAAACATATCGTTAGCAATTAACCAAGATTCAATAGCAGATTTCTTATCATTTCTCGGAAGCTTGAACGAAATGTAACTCATAACCCGGCTTGTTCCAATACTTCCCTGATGTATTTTACATCATCGTCGGCATTTTTAAATTTCTTCATCCATACGCTTGGTTCAATTACGCCGCCGATAATTTTGGCATGGTCCTCGTTGAACCTTGACATAAGTTCTTCGGCAGAATTTGCAAGATATAAAACCCACGGACTAAGTCTACCTGTCTTGATTAGGTGTGATCCTTCGTTTGCAGAGATATTTAAGAAAAAATCCTTGAACTCTGTGTTGTTCTTATTGCACCACTCTACTATCTCGCCGATAGTTCTTTCTACAGCACTTGTAGATGGTTCTTTCTTAATAAGATCTTCTACATAAAGATAGTACACGCTATCCTTTGTCCAGTCCTTTAAAGGGACTGCACCCATAATAACAAAGTCAATATATTTTTCAATGTATATCGGTCTTAAATTAGCAAGGTGATTACCGAATTTTGCAAAGTCGGTATAATATGGGCTGTTAATAAATTCTTCTGTAGTCTTCGGCTTCTTAGAATGAGTTGTTAATTCATAAAAACGCTGAAAGGCTCGAAGACCAAACCTCGA